GACGCGGGGATCAAGACAGTGATCCGCGTGGTGGTGATTCTGGTCGTCGTCTTATGGTTGCTCCGTCTTTTTGTCGGCGACGTGCCGCTGCTGCCGATTCGGCGCTGAGCGCAGCGCGATGAGCGTGACCACGGCGGCGTGGGTGCTGATCGCGATCGTCGTCGGGCTCTGGGCGCTCGGCCTGATCGGGAAACGTTGGAGGTGATCACATGACCGACCCAGAAGCGGCACAGTGGCGCGGCGCCGTGCTGACGACGCTTGAGTCCATTGACCGCAGCTTGGATGCGCTCGTCGGGCTCGCGCGCAAGGCGGCCGGCGTCACGGTCGGCGACGGGGCGCCGGTCCACGCCGGCGACACCGAGCTCGACCTGCCCGACGCCGACGAAATCATCCGGTTCAAACCGAAGGATTGGACCGGCAGCATTGACTACAAAGGCTCACGGATGTCGCTCTGTCCTCCAGAGTTTCTCGAGCAGCTTGCCCTGGTCTACGACTACTTCGCGAAGAAGAACGACGCCGAGAACGCGGTCGATGCCAAGGGGCGGCCGAAATCGTTTTACGACCGACGGTCGGCGGCGCGGGCGCGCGGGTGGGCGGCGCGGCTGCGCACCACGACGGGCACAGAGGCGCCGGTGCGCCAGGAAGAACTCGGCTGGTCGCCGAAGACGTGGTGAGCGCATGAAAGTCTGGACGCGCGTCCCGTTCGGCACGTTCGGCGTGCGCTGCGGCGGCTGTCGTCGCGCGCTGCCGCCAGGCACGGCGCTGTGCGAGCTCGTGATTGCCGGCCTCGCGCGGGTGCTGGTGCGGTGTGAGGCGTGTGCAGGGCCGGCGCCGCGCGTCGTGCTGGAGCCGGTGGACTACGCCGAGATTGAAATATGAGCAGGCCGTCAGGAGCGGCCGTTGCTGCCGCCACGCAGGAGTTGCACCTCGTGCACCAGCTCCATCACCAGCGTTTCGAGGCGGGCGACCGTCTCGCGCAGATCATCGTGTTCTTCGCGCGCCTGGTCACGCGCGGCGCTGGCTTTGAGCGCCGCATCCGCCATGCGCTTGATCCCCGTATTGGCCTGGATCAGCCCGTCGGCCGTGTCTTTCATCGCCTCGAACATCTCGCGGAAATCATCGGTGGGCATATTCCAGAAAAGTATAGCCGAGCGCGGCTGGACGAGCTGGCGGGGGACGTCTGATGCAGTACCTCGGCGTGGATGTCGGCGTCTCCGGTGGCCTCGCGCTCGTGGACGACGAGGGCCGCTGCCTCTGGGCCGTGAAGATGCCGGCCACCGATGCCGACCTCTGGGCGCTCCTGCCGACCACCGAGACGTGCGCCGTGCTCGAAAAAGTCCACTCGAGTCCGCAAATGGGCGTCACCAGTGCCTTCACCTTCGGCGCTGGTTACGGTCGCTGTCGCATGGCGCTCACCGCCGCCAAGATTCCGTTCGAAGAGCTCCTCCCGCAACGCTGGCAGCGCCTCCTCGGCGGCCTCAGCGGCGGCGATAAACAGCTGTTAAAAACCCGCGCGCAGCAGCTGTATCCGAGCGTTAAAATCACGCTCGCGACGGCCGACGCGCTCCTCCTCGCCACCGTCGCACGCCGCTTACACCTCGGCACCCTGGAGACGACGGCATGACCGCACGTCGTGGCTTTGCATTGCTCCCGACCGACGTCCGCGTGGCCCGCGCGCGGCAGGGTGGGGTCGCCGCCCACGTCCAAGGCACCGCCCACGAATGGACGAAGGCCGAAGCCGCCGTCGCCGGCGCCAAGGGCGGCAAGGCCACGCGCGGGCGACCCGTGCGCGGGATGGCGCCGCAACCCGATGACACGTTACCCGACAAGGAGGTGCGCTGATGGCGGAGACACCCAAGATCGTGCCGTTCGGCAAATACAAGGGTCAACCCGTGGATGTCCTCGCGCAGGATACGGCGTATTGCGAGTGGCTCAGTCAACAAGACTGGTTCCGCTCCCGCTATACCGCGATTCACACGCTGATCATTAACCACTTTGCGGCCCCCGCCGAAACACCCGAACATAATGCGCTGCAAGCGTTATTCACGGACGATGCGTGGATTGCCCGCTTCTTGCGCGATAAACTGCTGGCGCTCACCGCAGACCTCAAGCAGTTTTTACACAAGGAGGCTGACAGGGCACGCGATGTTGGCTTTCAACGATGGCTGCCGACCGCTGAGGTCCGCGCCGACTGGCGCGTCGAATTCGAACAGGCTGGCGTGGATGTGACCGTGACCGGCCGCACCACGCTCATTGGGCCGCCGCGCGAGGATCTTAACGCGGGCTGGCTCCAGGAATTCCAGACGTCCGACGGCTTCCAATATCGCATTGAATGTAAACCCTCACTCGGCGATGACTATCCGGCCGTCCTGCGGCAGATGCGCGCCACGAACTCAAATGTCTTGTTCCTGGGCGCGGATGGCTATCAAGGCCAGGGCGCCTCTTTGTCCCAAGTTCAACAGATCTTTCAGTCGGCGCACATCGAGATCATCCGACTCGCCGACGTGCCCAGCGCGTGACCGCCCCGAATTGGGCCGCGCTCCTCACCTGCAGCGATAAGGGTGTCGCCCGCCCGAATCACAGTAACGCCGTCCTCGTCCTCCAACACGACCCGGCCTGCGGGCCCGAGGCGATCTGGTACGACGAGTTCCTCGACCGCGTCCTCGTCCAAGCCTCGCCCGTCCGCGAATGGCGCGACGACGACGACACCCGCCTCACCGTCTTCATGCAGGACCATTGCTTGATGACCGCCGTCCCCGACAGCACCGTCGCGAAAGCCGTCCGCTACGTCGCCCGCCAGCGGCCCCGGCACTGCGTCCGCGACTGGCTCCGCTCGCTGACCTGGGACGGCATCGACCGCCTCGCCACCGCCTTCGAAGACTACTGGGGCGCGGACGGCTCGCTCTATACGCGCGCCGCCTCGGTGAATTTCTTCGTCGGCCTCGTCGCCCGCGTCATGCGCCCCGGCTGTAAACTCGACACGATGCCCGTCTTCGAAGGCGAACAGGGGCTCTTGAAATCCACGGCCCTCGAAGTCCTCGGCGGCCCGTGGTATGCCGTCGCGCACGAACGTATGGACGCGAAAGATTTTCTCCAAGGCCTCCGCGGCAAGTGGTTGATCGAAATCGCGGAACTGCAGTCGTTCTCCAAACCCGAAGTGACCGCCGTCAAGACGCTGATGTCCACCGCCGTCGATGACTATCGCCCGAGTTACGCGCGCCACGTCCAACGGTTCCCGCGCCAATGCGTCTTCGCCGGCACCACCAATACCGACGACTGGGGCACCGACGAGACCGGCCTCCGCCGCTTCTGGCCCATCGCCTGCGGCGCCATCGACGTCCCCGCGCTCCGCGACGCCCGCCCCCAGCTCTTCGCCGAAGCCGTCGCCCGCTTCGACGCCGGCGCGACGTGGTGGCGCATGCCCGATGAGACCGCCGCCGTCCAACACGCACGCCAATACGAAGACTCGTGGACGGCCACGATTCTCGCCTTCGCCGCCGGCCAATCCCCCACCTACGGCTTTCGCCTCGGCGACTGTCTCACCCAGGCCCTCGACCTCCCCCTCGACCGCCTCGATAAACGCACCGAAATGCGCGCCGCCCGCATCCTCCGCCTCCACGGCTTCGCCCGCTGCGTCGTCCGACTCGCGCCGCACCTCCCCGTCCAACGACGCTGGCTCCTAACCCACACTGTTACCACTGTTACTACCTCAGACCTCTAGGTGGTAACAATTTTTCCCCAATGAACATCGCACCTGTTACCTCTGTTACCTCTGTTACTACCTATTTCATATACATACACACGCGCCCGCCCGCACGTATCTCCACGGAAATAGGCAGTAACACGGTAACAGTAGTAACTAGGCCTGTTTTTGCGTGGTTTTCAACGTGAAGGTTGTAACAGGTGGTGACAGCACCACGCCAACACCAGCAGAAAGGAGGGTCCAGCCATGCCCGACGCGCTCCTTGAGACGATCCCGTGGGACCAATTAGGCATTCCGAAGCCCAACAATAACCCGCCCGCGAAGCGGGCGATGCGTGAAGCCGTGCGCGCCCTGATTACGCCGCACTTAGCCCCGATGATTGAGGCCCAGGTCGCGCAGGCGAAAGGCCTGAAATACCTCGTGGCGCGCGATGAGAGCGGTAAATTCAGGCGGATTGGGCCTGAGGAGCTCGCGGCCGGCGCGATCGGCGTCGAAGTCTGGGAGAAAGACCCGTCAACAGCGGCCTTCACGGACTTGATGAACCGCGCGATCGACAAACCGAAGGAGCAGGAGCAGGAAATCATCGTGCACAACAGCGAAGAGCTCCTGGCGCGGTTGGACAGCTGGAAGGTGGCGAATCGCCTCGCCCAAGCACAACTCGAGACACCACAAGATGTTGTGGAAGAGGTGGATCGGGTCGAATAGTCGCGGTGGAATCAGGCCGATAACGACTGGGTCTGATATGTTGGATTATGTTAACCTGCAAGTCGTTGATTCTAAAGGAAATAAAGGAATTGTGGGCATCAATCGTGCCATCTCCCGCGGCCCGCACAGAGGGGAGGCCTGGCACAAACGACCCCCGGCCGGCGGGGGGGGGCTGGGACCCTCGAGCGCGTCGAAATCGGTCTGGGTCCTTCCCCCACGCGCACCGCGGCGCGTCTGTGGGCTGAAGCTCATCCGCAGATTCCACTGCTGTCGGCGCGGTGCGTGCCTGGGAAGAAGCTCATCAGTGGACAGGAGGCGGAGATGCGGTGTCAGTATGCGGTGACGTTTGAGTTTGAGACGCGGGCGCCGGTGACGCACAGGGGGGTGGTTGCGGGTGGGCGGGCGGCGACATGTGTCGCGCGGGCGACGCGGGTCGCGCAGGAGGCTCTCAGGCCTATCGGGTGGACGTCGATGCTGTGCGTGCTGTTAGAGCGCGTTGAAACGGCTGAGGTTGAGGACGAGGGGGAGGAGGAGGGCGGACGCTCATCTGGGCTGAGCGAGGTGGAGGGGTGATGGAGGCGGTGGGGCGGGACGTCGAGCGGGAGCTGCACGAGGCGATGGCGGCAGTGGCGGGGGATCCGTTGGGGTTTGTGCGGCGGGCGTATCCGTGGGGGCGGCCTGGGGTGCTGGAGGCGTATCGGGGGCCGGATGCGTGGCAGGCGGAGTTGCTGGAGGAGATTGGGCGGCAGGTGCGGGCGCGGCGGTTTGACGGGCACACGGCGGTGTTACCGATTCGGGTGGCGGTGAGTAGCGGGCGGGGGGTCGGGAAGGGGGCGATGACGGCGTGGCTCGTGGATTGGATTATGTCGACGCGGCGCGGCGCCATTGGCACCGTCACCGCGAATACGAACGATCAACTCTCCGAAAAAACCTGGGCGGCGATTCGGACGTGGACGCAGCGGTGCATTACCGGCCACTGGTTTGAGATTAATTCGCAGGTGCTCTACCGCAAGGGGTATCGCGAGTCGTGGAAGGTGACGCCGGCGTCGTGCGCGCCGGAGAACAGCGAAGCGTTTCAGGGCCAGCATAACGCGACGTCGACCAGCTTCATGATTTTCGATGAGGCCTCCGGGATTGACGACGCCATTTTCAAGGCCGCCGAGGGCGGGTTGACGGATGGCGAACCGATGATGTTCATGTTTTTCAATCCGACGCGGACGACGGGGTATGCGTGGCGGGCGGTGTTTGGGGCGGGGCGGGACCGGTGGACGACGCGGGTGGTGGATGCGCGGACGTGTCGGATGCCGAATCCGGCGTTCATTGCGGAGTGGTTGGAAGATGCGGGGGGGGACGAGGACGAGGATTTTTTTCGGGTGCATGTGCGGGGGGTGCCGCCGCGGGCGGACGAGACGCAGTTCATTGACAGCGGGCGGATTGCGGCGGCGCAGACGAATCCGGTGCAGCCGTTGGCCGGCGAGCCGTTGATTCTGGGCCTTGATGTGAGCGGCGGCGGGTCGGCGTGGACGGTCGGGCGGTTTCGGCGGGGGTTAGATGCGCGGTCGGTGCCGGCGATCCGGTTGAGCGGGGCGCAGACGGCGGCGGATGACCGGGCGTTGGTGGTGGCGACGCTGGTCGAGGCGATCCGGACGCACGCGCCGGACGCGGTGTTTATCGACAGCGCGTTTGGCGCCGCGGTCGTCGTGCGGTTGCGCGGGTTGGGATTCACGCAAGTGTTCGAGGTGAATTTCGGCGGGCCGACGATTGAGAAGGGCGACGGGAATTTACGGGCGACGATGTGGCGGCGGATGAAGGAGTGGTTGACGCGGGGGGCGATTGATACGCGGGGGATGGACGCGAAGGGGCGGTTAGCGTTGGACCTGGCGGGCCCGGGCTTTCACTTGCGCAATAACAAGTTGGTGCTCGAGTCGAAGGAGTCGATGGGGAAGCGGGGGGTGGCGTCGCCGGACGATGCCGATGCGTTGGCGTTGACATTTGCGATGCCGGTGGCGCCGCGGGGGGACCAGACGACGGCGGGGCGGTGGTTACCGGCGGCGTCCTGGCAGGCGTGAGGACTCAGCGCTGGCGCAACTCGCGCACGGCGGTCGCGACGTCTCGCAGTGAGGCCTCGAGGGGATGCGGTTTCGGCGGTTTCGGCCAGAGCTTCTCGCGGATGTTGAGCAGCGCCACGAGCCACGTCGTGATACCGAAGATGACGGCACAGGCCGCCGCTATCGCTGCAACCACAGGTAGACTCCCATCCCGATCAGCCAGGCGCCCGTCAGGAGTTGCAGGGCGATGCCGAGCCAGGTCTGCGCGAAAGGTTCATGGTCGTTCATGCCGTTCTGTCCTTTCAGCCTTAGACCAACTTCCAGATCTTGAACAGCACGGTGACATTCGCGGCCACCAGGGCGCCGATTATCCACGTCAGCACGGCGATCCGGGTATCGAGGCCCGCGAGTCGTAAACTCATGCCGTCCGTCCTTTCAGCCAGTCGGTGAGCAGCGAGAGAATCAGGGAGCGCATGGCGACGCCCTCGCGTCGTGCCTGCGCGCGCGCGGTGGCCCAGAGGTCGGGCGGGATGCCCGAGAGCAGATAGCGGCGCGGATTGCGCGCCGCCGTGAATTGCTTGGAGTAGGGGCGCTTCATGGCGTCGGCTCCTCGTTCGTCGCCAGCGGTGGTCGTGGCTTCGGCGCCCGCTCGCGCGCCTCTTGGATGGCGGTGTCGATCTCGCGCCGTCGCGCCTCCAGGGGATCGGGCGGCGCCGGCTCGCGGAGGTCGCGGAGCGTCTGGGTGAATGCCGCGCGAATCAGCTCGCGCAGGTCGTCGCGGAACGCTGGATCGCGCAGGAGCTCCTGCGCCAGATCCTCGGCCACTTTATCGACGGTGCGGCTGAAGACGCCGAGAAGCGAGGTGGAGGTTTGTCGGCGAACGAGGTCGGCTAAGAGGGTGCTCATGCGCTGAGTCTAGCACTAAGCATATGCATGAGGCGGGTGTAGAATGCGGCCACACTGGGAGTCTGTATGAGTGAGGACCGACGCGCGGCGCTCGAGCAGCAGAAGGCGCAGTTAGTGGCGTATGCGCGGATGAAGCTGGAGGCCGGCGATCAGCACGGCGTGGCCGATGCCGCGATGGACATTCGCGAGATTGATGCGCGGCTGGACGAACTCGCGCGCGTGGCACCGCCGCTCGAGTCGCCGATGTGGGGCGGCCTGACGTCGGTGCCATCAGCGCCGTCTGCGGTGACGCCGGTGCCGCAGTGTGACGCGGTGGTGATGGGCGGGCGCTGCGTGATGGTCGAGGGGCACCAAGGGCTGCACATGAACGCCGACGAGTGGCGTGCGGAGGCCCACTAATGCCGGCGAAATCTCGCAGTCAGCAGCGTCTGTTCCAAGCCGCCGAACACGGTGCGACGTTTCCGAAAGCGGAGAAACTCCGCGAGTCGATGCCGAAAGCGAAGCTGCGAGAATTCGCAGTGGGCAGTGAGAAGGGCAAGCCCGAACATGTCAGCAGCTACGCCGCGCGACTGAAAGCGAAGCGCGGATGAACAGGGATACGAATCAGTTGGATGAGTGCGAGCGCCTCACTCGCATTCACCGAGCGAGCCCGATCCAGCAATATCAATGCGAGACGTGTGGCTTTGTCGTGACCGCGACGACCACGCCATCGATGGCCGTGGCGATAACGGCGCATCGCCGAGCGATGCAGCACACGCTCGCGACGGATCACGCCGCGGCACGCGCCGCGCGTAGGCACAGCATCGCATGAACGGCCGCGCCGCCCGCGCGCTGCGACGTGAGGTGCGGCGCACCGTCGGCGCCGACGCGATCGACATCATCGACGCGCAGACCAACGCGATCAATCACCAGATCCTGCCGAATCTCAACGCGAGCACCGCGCGCATCGAGAGCGTCGATGAACGACTGACGGCGCTCGAGCGGCACAGCCCGCATATCCGCGAAGAGCTCACGACGATCTGGCAGCAGTGCGCCGAAGAACTGCGGCGCCTCGAGACGCGCGTCGTCATTCTCGAGGGCATGGTCGTGATTCACGACGATCACCTCGCCACGATGCAGACCGTGCAGCGCGGGCTACTCCCGAAAGACCTCTCCCTATGGCAGCGCCTCCGCTGGTTGGTGGGTGGACGATGAGTAAAGCCGACGACGACTTCATCAAACTGGCGCGCGACCGCTTCAAGCAGGCCGAAGATGCGGATCAGGAGCAACGTAAGCGCGAGCTCGATGATTTGCGCTTCTATAGCGGCGACCAGTGGAGTCCCGAAGCGAAAATGCAGCGCCAGGGGCAGCAGGCGCTCGGGAATCTGCCGCCAACACCGGAGAGGCCCACTTTAACCATCAATAAGGTGAGGGAGCCGGTTCGACAAGTCCTCAACATGGAAGAGGGCGCGGAGTTTACGGTCACGATTGCCGCCGCGGATGATTTCGGCCCGCTCGCGACGCCGAATGCCGACCGCGACCGCGAGATTGATGTGCGTGAAGGCCTGGTCCGCGGGATTCAACGCGCGCCGGAGGCGACCGACGCACGGTTATGGGCCGCGTCACGCGCCGCGATTGCCGGCCGCGGCTATTACGGCGTGATGACGCGGTATCTGCCGGGAAAATCGCGCGACCAAGAGGTCTACATTCACCGCTATTACAACCAGGCGAGTGTCTCGCTTGACCCCGCGCATGAACAGCCCGACGGCAGCGATGCCGAGTGGGGATTCGTCGGGATCGACATGCCGATCGCGCAATACGAAGCGGAGTTTGGAAAGAACCGCGTCGCACGGGCCGCGGCAGCCTCCGACATGGAGTGGCGGGCGCTCGGCGACGAGGCGCCGGGGTGGTTCTCGGACACCAACGAACTCACCAAGAGCGTGCGCGTCGTGGATTACTGGTATACCGAGCGAAAGACGCGCACCCTCTGCACGATGCCGGACGATACGCTCGCGTGGCAGGACGAACTGCCCGACGACGCGCCCGACCCGATCGAGACGCGCAAGGTCACCGAGAAGCAGATCCAGTGGGCGAAGATCGACGGCGTGCAGAAACTCGATGAGACCGACTGGGGCGGGCCGGATATTCCGATCGTGAAGGTCCTCGGCGAGGAGCTCCATCCCTACGATCAGGAGCGGCGGGCCGAAGGTATGGTGCGGCCGGCGCGCGATAGTAACCAGGGCTACAACTCGATGGTCAGCAAACTGGTGGAGACGGTCGGCCTGACGCCGATTCCGCCGTGGATGGTGGCCGAGGGGACGTGGGAAGTCTATCGCGCGTGGTATCAGGCGGCGACGACGCGCACGCTGCCGGCGTTGCCCTACAAGACCACGGACCTCATGGGCAATCCGGCGCCGCCGCCGTTTCGGACGCCGGTCGACACGCCGATCAACGACCTCGCCCTCAGCGTGCAGATGTTTGACCAGGCGATCAAGAGCACGACCGGCGTGCCCGACGCGAACATCGGCCGGCAGGATTCAAGCATTCGCAGCGGCAAGATGGCGCAGGTGCTGATCGCGCAGTCACAGCACGGCACCAGCCACTTCTTGAATAACCTCAGGCGGTCGATGCGCTACGAAGGGCAGATCGTCAACAACCTGCTGTATCCGATCTACGGCAAGCGGCCCGGTAGACTCGCACGGATCATCAACGGCCAAGGTGAGCCTGAGACCGTGCAGATCGGGCAGCGGCCGACGCCGACGTTCATGCCGCCGGGAATGGGACAAGGCGCGACGAGCACCATGCCAGGGATGATGCCGCCGCCGATGGGTGGTGCGCCTGGCGGCCCGCCGATGCCAGGTCTGCCTGGGCCGCCTCTCACTGGCGCCCCCACGCCGATGGGACCAGGGGGACCGCCGCCGGGACCAATGGGCGCACCGCCTCCAGGGATGATGCCGCCGGGCATGCCGCCAGGCATGATGCGGCCGCCGGCGCCAGCGCCACCACCGACGCCGCCCGTCTACACGCTGACGCCGGATGCGACCTTCAACGTCGTGGTCAGAGTGACGAAAGCGTTCGATTCACGCCGGCAGGAAGAGGCCTCGATGATGGCGGATCTGATCCAGGCCAATCCGCAGCTGATTACCTGGTTCGGCGACTTGTTCTTGAAAAACCAAGACGGGCCGGGACATCTCGAGATGGCCGAGCGCGCGAAGGTGATGCTGGCGCCACCGATCCAGCAGATGCTGACGCAGCAGGCGCAAGGCCAGGGCGCGATTCCGCCGCCGATTGCGGCGCAGATGCAGCAGCTACAACAGCGGTTGAATGACGCCGAGAAGCTTCTGCAGCACGCCTCGCAGGAAATCCAGAGCGACAACGCGAAGTATCAGACCGAACTCAGGCGCACGCAGATGGAGCTCGAATCACGCGAGCGGATTGCGGCGCTGGACCGCGAGACGAAGATCACCGTCGCCGAGCTCGGCGCGAAGGTCGACCGGATGGCGCTGTTCCTCGAGGAGCGGGCGCGGGTCGGGTCGCAGCAGCACGAGGCGCAGCAGGGCATGATGGACCGGGCGCACGAGGCGGCGCTCGGGGCGCAGGAGCACGCGCAGACGTTGCAGCAGGGGGACCAGGCGCACGCGCAGGCGCTCGAGCAGGGCGCGCAGCCCCCGCCGCCACAACCCGCGCCTGAGCCCGCCGGGGCGGTCTGATGCCTACGGACCTTGCCGAGCTCGCGGCGGCGATCGGACGCGCGGCGAAGGAGCAGAATCCGGAGGCGTATGGCGACTGGCCGGACGCCGAGCTCGGCGCGCAGTTGCTGATCCAGCACCAGGGGCAGGTCCACGGGCTATTCCAAGGCAGCAACGAAAAAGACCCGCAGGGTAATGCCGTCGTGCGGCCGAATCAGTATGGGCAGGCGCTGCAGGAGCAAACGCCGCCTTTAGCGTTTCTCGCGCCCTATCTAGAACGTGGTATGGACCTCTTGCGGGGCGCCACGGGCATTGGGGATCAGGGGCCGGCGGGTCCGACGTGGACGAACGCCGGCCAACTGCTCGCGGCGGTGCTGCCGTTTGCACCCAAAGGACTTTCGGCTGTGAAGGCGGCGGCGAGTGGTGAACGCGCGGCAGAAGAAGCCGCCCAGGCCATTCGCGTTGCACAACGAGCTAACGAAGGTGGTGGTGAACTCCGAGACGCACTCACTGAAATAGGCCGCATCAACCAAGCCACTGGCTACGATGCGTATCGCAATACGGCGCGGACCTTATCTGACGCTGGACTTGCTAACGAAATCTGGCGTCTGCGGTCAACGTCGGGACCAGATGTGGCTAGAAATCTCAAGGTCGCACTCGAAGAACAGGCGAGGCGCGGACAGAACGCGATGATCGGGCAGGTGGTGCCGAGCCGCAGAAATCAGGAACCATAAACATGCCTGCGATGGACATGGCCGACCTCGCCGCCGCGATCGGCCGGCGGATGAAGGAACAGAATCCCGAGGCGTATAGCGAGTGGGACGACGCCGAGCTCGGCGCGCAGCTGCTGGTGCAGCAGCAAGGTCAGGTCCACGCGCTGTTCCAGAGCAGCAACGAGAAAGATCCGCAGGGCGAGGCGGTCGTGCGGCCGGTGTTCCAGGGCGACAACGAGAAGGACGCGCAGGGCAACGCGGTCGTGCAGCCGAATCAGTATGGGCAGGCGGCGGCGCAGACGCCGCCGTTAGCGTTTCTCGCGCCGTATCTGGAACGCGGCATGGACCTATTCCGTGGCGTCACAGGCCTTGGTGATCAGGGGCCGGCAGGTCCGACGTGGACGAATGCGGGCGCCCTGTTGGCGGCGGCCGCGCCGTTCATACCTGGCAAGGCGCTGAAGGCGCTGGCGACGGGCGAACGCGCCGCGGAGGGCGCAGAGAGTGCAGCGCAAGGCATCCGCGCCTATCACGGCTCGCCGCACGACTTCGAGCGGTTCGATCTGGGCAAGGTCGGCACGGGCGAAGGCGCGCAGGCGTATGGGCATGGGCTGTATTTCGCGGAGAACGAGGGAGTGGCAAAGGGCTACAAACAGGCACTCTCGAAGGGCTTTGAATATCAAGGACAGCCGGTTGACCCACGGTCAAGCCTCGGCCGCGATCTAGATTTTCTGTCTGGTAACGTGCGGAGCGGTGAGTCGATGACGGAGGCTCTGCCGCGTCGCATCAAAGAATTGCGCGACCACGCGGAGTTTATGCGGAAGTATGAGTCCGGCTACGGGTCTGATGCCATGTATGACCGGGCGGCTGATGCGCTCGCCGCCTTGGACCCCGCGCAATTAAAACCTAGCGGCAAAACATATGAAGTGAATATCAAGGCTGATCCAGCGCAGTTTTTAGATTGGGACAAGCCAATAAGTGAGCAACCTGCCGCCGTGCAAGAATTAGTCGCGAAGCGATGGGCCGCGAACGATCCCACGAGGCCGCGCACCGGCGCGGAACTTTATCGGGAACTGGGGCCAGATGCGCAGTTCGCCGCTGACTGGCTCAAGGAACGCGGCGTGCCAGGGGTGAAGTATCTGGATCAAGCCTCCCGCAGCACGACCGGTGGTGAATTGATCGACGTCTTCAAGGGGCCAGAGGGCTGGCAGAGCAAGATTCGCCTAAACCGCGCGAACGGGGAGCAATACTTTACGACCAGCGCCCCGCACGCGACGCGCGAAGCGGCCGAGACGTGGGCGCAGCAAAAGATCGCGGACCCCGGCACGCGCAACTACGTCGTCCACGATGACAAACTGATCGAGATCCTCCGCAAATACGGCCTGCTGCCGCCGCTCGCCGCCGGCGCCGCCGCCTCCCAACTCCATTCAGACGACAGCACCAAGTAGCGCACCGTCAAAATTTTGACACCGTCAAATTCTTGACACTACCGCCGCGCTGGGCGCAGACTACAGGCCATCCGTGGCCGACGAGCTCCCGGTTCCCAGCGCTGACGCCGGCAGTCCCCCCGCCGAACCGGCCGAACTGTCCCTCTCGGACCACGAAAAGCAATTCTCCGCGAAGAACGACCGCGAGGCGCCGGCCGCCGACGGGGACGCCCAGGCTTCAGGAGTCGCCCCTGAAGAAGCGGCCGATCCGTCGTCGGCCGGCGAGCGCGATGAACAGGGCCGCTTCCGCGGCAAGCGCGCGAAAAGCCACGCCGCCACGCCAGCCGACGCCCCCCGCATCAACGAATTAACCAAGCGCCTGCGCGAGCGCGAAGCCGAGCTCGAGTCGCTGCGCCGCGCCGCCCCGGCGCCCGCACCCGCTCCGCGGCCCGCCACGCCGCCCCAGTCCGCACCGACGCAGGCGCCGCGGCTCCAGGGATTCATCGACCAGTTAAAGCCCGACGAGGACTACAACCTGGCCGTCGAGCGCCACGCCGAAGCCATCGCGAACTGGACCTGGCAGCGCCGCGAACAACAGCAGCAGCAGCAGCAGGCCGAGCGGCAGTTCGCGCAGACGTTCCAGCAGAAGGTGGCGAGCGCGCAGGAACGGTATCCCGATTTCAACGACGTCGCGCTCAATGCGCCCTCCGCGATTCCGCAGGGCTCGCTGATCGACCGCTGGGTCTGGGAACACCGCACCGGCGCCGACGTCCTCTACTACTTTCAAAAATTTCCCGGCGAACTCCCGCGCGTGCTCGCGCAGTCGCCGCTCGATCAACTCGAAACGCTCGCCCTTATTTCGCAGCACCTCGCTGCGCCGTCTCCCTCCACGCGCAGTGTAGCTGCCGGCACCGGATCGGCTACTGCGCCCGTGATGACATCTCAGGTCCCACGCCCGCCTAATCCGGTGCGGACAGGTCCGATGCGCGGTGGTGACGAACCGCCGGGTGATGACGCCTCGCTTGCGGCGCACGAACAGTTCTATTACCGCAACGGTCGTCGTCGGGCCTAGCCGTTCGCGCCCCGCTCTAAGGCGGGTGCAGCTTGAATACGTTTATCTCGCCGGTTTGGGTCACAACCGACGTCGCCGTCAACTTTAAGAACAACCTCAAACTGATCGGACAGTTCGATCGCTCGTGGGACCGCACCTGGGAAAGTGATCCCGGCGGCGCCAAGATTGGCTACACGGTGCAGGCGCGCATCCAGCAACGCTGGGTGGTCACCGAAGGCCAGGCGCTCGTCCAGCAGGCGATCTTCAATCAGACCGTCCCGATCACGGTCAATCACCAATTCCAAGTGGGCTGCGGCTGGAGCTCCGCGGACGATCGCCTGCTCGTGGAAGAAGTGCAGGAGCGGTATACCAAGCCCGCCGGCATGGCGCAGGCCAACAAATGGGACGTCGTCGCCGGCGCCGAAGTCTACAAGAGCGTCTACTACTCGGCCGGCTCGCCTGGGACGCCGCTCTCCGCGGAAGGCACCTACACCGATGCGGTCGCGAAGCTGCGCAACGTCGGCGTGCCCGATAAATTCTGCGCGGTGCTTGATCCGAAATCGCAGTCTGCGATTTTGAAAACGGCGTTCACGCAATTCAATCCCCAAAATCAGATCACGACCTACTGGAAGACCGGCCAATTCTCGGGCGCGGCGATGGGCGTGGACGAATGGTATTGGGACCCGAACGTGCCGACGCACACGACCGGCACGTTCACCGCGAGCACGCCGCTGGTGAACAGCGCAGGGCAGACGGGGTCGACGGTCACGACCAGCGGCTGGGGCACGTATGCGCTCAAAGCGGGCGACGTGTTCACGATCGCCGGCGTCAATGCGGTGAACCCGGTGTCCTACATAGACACCGGCGACTTGCAGCAATTCGTGCTGCAGGCGGATGTCGCGGGCACGAGCACCGCGACGCTGACGTTCAGCCCCCCGATCATCACCTCGGGCGGCCTGCAGACCGTCACCGCGTCGCCGGCGAACAACGCGAGCATTCTCTTCGTCGGCGCCACCGGCGCGGTCGGCGGCACGATGTCGGCGCAAACATCCAAGCAGTCGCTGATTTTCAATCCCGCGGCCTTCGCCTTTGTCATGGTGGACTTGCCGTCGAAACTGCCCGGTGCGAATGCGGCGCGGAAGAACGACAAGGACACGGGCGTCTCGATGCGGTGGGTGGAGCAATACAACATCCAGACCGACCAGATGCCCTCGCGCATAGATACGATTGGGGGAGTGGCT